ATTTGGCACGTGTATTGGTTCATAATCTTTACGAACTTCTTTTGTTTCTTCTGTTGGCGAATATTCTGTGTCTTCTATAACTTCTAAGTCTGTGTATGGTATCTCAGTTACCCAATCATCCATAATCTCTGGTGTACTTGAGTCTCCTACTTCATCACCTGTCATAGTGGCACTTTTTTGTACTCCTGTGTCTTTAAACAATTGTCCAGATGTATCGAATATTTCTTTATTACCTTTTACCATGTTTCTTATCTTGTCTGTTATCTTAATGGCAGGTTGTTTTAAATTTTCTTGCATGTCAACATCATCTTTAATAGAAGTATCTTCCCAATTATATTCTTTTACCGGAGCATTTGTATGTTTATCCATCATCTGTTCAGCAGATATTTCACCAGCATCAAATTGCCTACCAATCTCTTCCGATTCTGATTGTGACATGACTTCAACTTTCATCTTAATATCATCTACAGAAATAACTATTAAGTTCTCATTTGTTTCTAAATCTTTTATAACATCTCCTTCTGTTGGTGGAGATACATTTTTCCCCTGAATAACAAATGATGTATCAATTTCGTTATCGTTCTTAACATCTATCTCTGTAACTTTTTCACCTGTAATTTTTTCTATAAGATGTGGTAAGTCTTTGTCATATAAACCGGGAGCAGTTGCAATACCCATAGGCTCATTATCTGTTTTAATTATATAGTCTTTATATGTATTTTTATTTTCCATAATTTGTGCAGAATATTTTTTACCAATTATATCTTCTAGGTATTTACCTTCCCAAATAGGACGATTCATTACCTCGTTTACTTTTCCATCTTTCCCTACATATAATCTATCTATTACTTTTTTTCCTTCGTATATTCTAACTACTTTATCTTCATATTTAGATGAATGTTTTATTTCTGTAATTCCATAAGCTAAAAGTCCGGGGTATCTTTTGTTTTGTTGTTCTCCTGTAGTCCAAGAAAGGTATTCTGAATCAGTTCTTACTGCTTCTATTAGTGACCGTTTTACTGCTTCTTCTCTCCAATTTTTCATAATAGGATTGTCTTTTTCTATCCAGTTGTCTGATACAGGTGCCCTCTTTTCTGCTTCTGCCCTTCTTTTATCTTTTGCTACATCTGTTGCAAAATCACTTTGCATCTCTTCAAGGAAAGTAATTTTTTTATTATCTGTGGTTTTCTTATCTGTAACACGTAAATGAAACAATGGATTCATTTCTTCCATGTAATGGTTAGATGTATAACTTCCAGCAGCCCATTTTTCCCATAACATATCAGATTCAAAATCATTTAATCCTGTTTCATCTGGTCGTGCTTCAACTAGAATTGTTCTATAATTTTTGCTGTCCTCTCCTGATAAGGTATACCATTTATAATCACCATCTACAATTTGTATTTCTTCAATAGTCTCATCATTATCTAATTCAGGTGCAAATTCTTTTGCCTCTGATTTTTGTGCTTGTCCCATTAAATTCTGAGCAGTATTTTTACTTACTATATATGTATCACCATCTTGTAATAGAACTTTACCACCCTTTAATTCATAAGGAGAAAGTGCTTCACCTTCTGCAATAACAGATTTTTTTCCATGTATATCTTTAATGGTAACATCTCTCTTTAATTTGATGTCTGGATATTTTTTCATAACATCGTCAGCAGTCATTCCCTTAGTTCCCCTAAGAACCTCTGACACTTTCCCTTGACTAGTCATCCAATCATCCATAATATCTGGTGTGTTTGAGTCTCCTACGTCATCACCTGACATAGTGGCACTTTCTTGTGCTCCTGTGTCTTTAAATAATTGTCCATCTTCTTCTATTCCAAGTCTCTCATTATATTGTTGCTTGCTAATTTTTCCTTCGTCTAATAGCTTTTGCTGTTCTCTTCTTTGAGTGTCTGTTGGTTCTTTTGAAAGGTCAATACCTGAATCTCTTCTGAATATTGGTTCTGGTGCAGGAGATGAATATTTGTAAGCATCTTTGACTTTAACAGATTCATTTTTATTTATGCTTAGTTTTCCTACAACAACAGGAATTTCTTTAGTAAATAATCTTGCTTGGTCTTGAGATATATACCCTTTATATCCTTCTTTTTTAATATCTGTATCTGATTTTTGACCTTTCTCATCTTTATTATATAAGTCTTTCTTCAATACATAAAGTTCATGTAATACTCCACCACCAAATCTTGCCTCTATTTTACCTTCTTCTAGATACCAATTAGATTTTGTTTCATATCCTTCATGTAATGCTTTAGTTTCAACATTTTCAAATTGTCCTTTTTCTCTACCTATTTGTCCTGTAGACATATATTCAGGGTCTATATCTGTTCTTGTTTCTTCACTTACATGGAATAAGTGAACTACATCGTTTGCGTGTGCTTCGTCTCCTTCTTTAGCTTTAACGTTTCTTAAGTAAATATCTTTAAATGTACTTAAATCATTAATAGCATCTTGGTTATTTTTTTTACCCAATAAAACTGCTTCTGTAAGAGTTGCTTTTTTTGTTGATACGTTTATTTCTGGGTTACCACCCTCAGGTTTCCATCCACCAATAAAGTTTTCCTCTATGTTTAGCATTCCTTTATTTTCGTCTGCGAACTTTTCTACATCTTCTTTGGTTATGTCATCTTTACTAGTGAATTTATGCTCATATTTTTCAGAAATTGAAACAGCGTATCCATCACCAGAAACATCACCTTTTATAGGGTCATAAGATATTCCACCTGAATTGATAGCCTTAGCAATATCTTTAGACCAAGTTGGTGATTTAGCTGATACTTTACCAGCAAAAGTTCCTTCTATTCCTGTGCCATGTACGGTGTCAGGTATCTCCGGTTGATATTGTGGTGGTATATCTTCAAATTCTCTTCCATCTATATCATCTAATATACTCTGTGTTGATTGCTTATCTAAATAATCATCTAAATAATCATCTGAACTAGTAACATCTGTTTTCATTTCATAATCTATAACATCTTGAAATGATGTATCTTTTGTGATGTTATGTAAATATTGATAAGTTTCTTCAACTGCACTAGTTATGTCTTTCTCGTTTATGTCATATTTTTTAGATAGATTTTCTATTACAAGTGATGTTCCACCACCTAGTAAAAATCCTATAAGTGCTTCACGACCTAGTCCTTCTGTGACATCTTTAGCTTTATTCCATCCATATTTTTCTATAAGATTTCCCATGAACCCCTGAGACCATTCCTGAGAACCCTCTCCAACACCCTTTAATAAAATACTTAATCCTTTTCCTACAGGTAGTTTAGTGAGTAATAATTCCAGTCCAACAGCTTCTAAAATAGTTTCAGTAAACTGATTTTGACTTCCATAAGCTCCTGCTTCAAGTGGGTCTACTCCTGCTTCTCTAGCTTTTCCATAGGTTCCACCACGTGCAACTAATCCAAAAATTGCAGCAGCCATATTTGGGTCTTTAGTAACCCATGCAATTCCAAGAGCTCCTGCAAGGGATGTTCCGCCAGCAGTCATATCATATATAAACTTTTCTACTTCTCCGGCATCTTGTGCTAATTGGAATTGTTTGCTCCATTCCTGTGCTTCTTGTACTAGTTCAGCACCTTTATCGCTAACCCATGTAGCAGCTTCTCCTTTTATTTTTTTAAATCTATCTCCACCATATTTAGCTTCAAGTAGCTTTTTAATAAAGTCTTTCTCTTCTACATCCCATCTGTCACTAGGTTTATATCCTTCTTGCAATGCAAGTTCTCGTTCACCTGCCTCAACCAATAACTGTGAAAAGCTTTCTGCAAATCCTGCTGTTCCTGCCCCTACACCTTTAATACCTGCTGTAATATAATCATCCATTTTTTGAATAGCTTTAGGCATGTCCTCTGATTGAAGATTGGATGATGGTAATTCTCCAATTCCTCTTTGTCTAGATGCAACACCTTTCTGTTCAAATTGTCGTGGTTTTTTAATCTCAGTTGGTTGTACTTCTTCATTGATTAATTTTACATTTTCATTATATTTTCTAATAGCATATCTATATGCTTCATATGAAGATTCTGCTAGTTGTCCACCTTTCTCATCTGCTATTCCTTCTAGCCATGCTATCTTTTCTTGATAATATGCTGCTCTTTCAGATGGGTCATCAAAGTCAAATTCCCTACTTGCTTTAGATGTTAATGGTTCAGATTTTTCTTCTGGAATTTCAGGCGTAGTTATAGTAGGACTTTGTTCCTCAACATTAGCTGGGTTATATTTAACACCTATATATCCAATAGGTTTTTGTTCTTCTTCTTTTTCTTTCTTCTCTTCTTCTAATCTACTTAGTAAGTCACTCACTCCTGAGCCAAAATATCCTGTTCCCATATTTTCCCCTATTTCTTCCAGATTTGTTTAACATCACCTTGATTTGCTTTGGTAAATGGCATTTGAAATCCTAATGTTTCTAATTCATCAGGTGGTATTGGTAATTCATATTCAGACATGTCAAATCCTATCGCTTTTAGCCTATCGTATTCTTGCATGTATTGATTCCAAAGAGCAGTATACCATTCTTCTTTTGTATGTTCTTCGTCTTTTCCCTCAACAGGAAGTGTTTGCATTTCACTAGGTCTAAATCCACCCTTATCATCTGTTATCTGCTTCATTAATGATAATGTATTATCTAAGCTTTCTTTTCTTTCTTTTGTATTAGTAGTCTTCCATCTTTCATCAGATACTTTCCATGAGGATGGGTCATATCCTCTACCTTCTGAGTCTTTAGCTCCTAGATAATCCTTCTCTAACTTTTGTTTGTCTTCTAATGTCTCCGCAGCTAAAGCATTCTTTTCCTGCTTTGATTGCGTGTCCACAGATGTACTTCTAAATCCTGTACTTGTATCTGGTTTTGGAGTAGTTGCCTTTTTATCATATTGAATTTTCCATCCACCTTTTTCTTGTACAGGTTTAGCTGTATGTCCTTGAATCTGCATAGCATTTGCCATAGCTTCTTGTTGTGTTTTATAATATGTACTTGTTTCCTCTTTATCAATACCTACATATGCATTTATGCTAGCTATGTATTTAACATTTAATCCCTTATTCTCTGGTGCATTCTGTGCTTCACTATAAGAACCATATGGTGTTGCTTGCGATTTCATCTTTGATTCATTTTGTTTCCATTTATTCATTGTTGCTTGCATATATGCTTTTGCTTTTGGAGATTTCCATGTTTTCATTACTTCTTTCATTCCATCATAATCTTTAAGGTCAACATCAGCATACATTTCTTCCATTAATTTGGCAGATTCTAGATTTTTACTTAGTTCTTCATTGGTCATATTCATAGAATCTTTATATAAAGATTTATATATATTTAATTGTTCTGTGCTTGCACCCATATAAAATGCCATACCATTTTCATATTCTTCTTGGTCTATACCTAATCCACTTTTCTTATCTCTATCAAATCTTGCTGCTAAATCAAGTGCAAAAGCTTTAGATGCTTCTTCTTGTCCTTTAATCATATCTTTCTTTTCTTTGTTTGCTTTCCAAGTACTAGTAACACTATATCCTGTAGCAAATCCACTACTAAATGATGTATTAGCCATTATATCACTTCCTTTTCAAAAACACTATAAGATTTTTTAAACCCTAGTTTTTTTGTTGCTCGTTCAGTAACACTATCTTTTCTACTAGACGTAAATACTATTTTTGTAGCACCTTTTTCCTTAGCTAATTTATTAACATAGTCTGTAAACATTTCTGCTAATTCAGGAAAGTGCACATCTCTAAATTGGAACATGACAAAGAATATATGTTTCCCAGTAATGTCCAGTACATCGTTCAAAACTACTCCACCTTTGACTTCATCGTTCTCATTAAAATAAAGATGAGTACTTACATGTGGATTATTTGCCATATTTCTAAATAACATATCTGTGCTTATCATAGCATTAGGAACCTTTAGTAATTCATCTGTTACTATAAAGTAACTTTCATTGTCCCACACTTGTTTTATCATGAAAATATCCCACTTATTCCACCTAAAATAGTACCCATTATATTAGCATTTCTATCTAACTTTGCCTGTTCTGTTGCAAATTCCATTTCTATTTCTGCTGCTTCAACATTCCATGCATTCTGCTGTGTTGCAAACTGTGCTTCTATCTTTGCTGCTGCATTCATATTATTAACTGCATAAGCCTGTTGTAAATTTACCTTATAAACTTCTACACTTGCAGCCATAGCAGCTATTTTAGCATCTGCTCTCTTAGACCATGTAGCTAATTTTGGTGCATATCTTAATTGGTCTTGTACATCTAAGTAATCTAAGAATTTTGCAGATAATCCTAAAGCATTTTCAAAACTTGCCATCTTTAAAAATGCAGATTTAATCTTAACTTCCGTTACGCTAGCTGCTAGTGACCTAGTAGCATTAGCATGAATTTTCATTTCTTCACTAATTCTTAGCCCAGAACTAGTAATTCCTCTAGTTTCCATATTCTGGTTTAGTCTACGTAATTTTTCATCTCTATCTGCTTTTAATAAATCCCATGTCTGTTGCTTCATTAACTGTTGAGTAGCTTCATCAATGCCTATACCTTGCTGGTTTATGATATTCTGTATTTGTCCTGCTTGCATCCTAGCCCATTCTTTTTGTTCTTCTGATTGTTCGTATGCAGGTGCTTCATCTATATCAACTGGCTTAATAGCATTTGGGTCATATCCCGGTATTGGCACATCTTCTGGTGGCTTAAACCAGTCATCCGTTGGTGCAGTAGGTACAAACTCATCTAACACTGCTTCTTCTTCTACACTGGAAGGTTGAGTACTATCGCCACCGCCACTAGGGTTACTAGGACTACTACCGGTCTCTTCTTCTACTCCCGGTACATATACAGGTTGTGGTATTCCAGAAACTGGGTCATCTACATATTCTGTATGCCCATTATATGGGGCATTGGTATCTAACCCATCATAATCTGGGTGCTCTTGTGGGAGAATACCACTTGCTGGGTTATCTGGGTCTTCAAATGCTCCTTTTGTAGTCATTTATTTCACTCCTTTATCTCACGCTTGTATCTTTCTTAACTTCTTTTTTAGTTTCCCCTGTTTTTTCTTTTATTATATTAAGTATCATTTCTTTCAAAGCAATCATGCTAAACTGTGAAAGCCGATTCCCCAGTTCTTCTTTTGCAAATTGGTCAAGTATTGTTGTAATTTTCTCTTTCATTTTCTATACCCCTTTTCTATTATTTCGTTATCGTAATTATATACTTTATAACTTTTCCATTCCATTCCTGTATGTGAATCACTACATTCTACAATGCTTCTAAATGTGTAGAAATATTTATAATATCTTCTATTGTCTGTAAATGTATATGGATGTGTTATATATTCATTTTCTACGTATACACAAAGATAATGAGATTCTATAGTACCAAAATTAATATGTATTTGGTATGTTTCATATCCATGATAATTAGCTACAAAAGTTCCAAAAGCAGCAAAATCATTACAATCTCCATATTCTTCTACGAATAGAGTATATGGGTCATATGCATAATATAAATGTTTTTCATATGTAAAGTTGGCTACCATATATTCACTTATCTTTTGTGGAGTATCTAAACTCTCTATACATTTTAAAAAGTGTGTATCATTAGGGACAACAAATCCATCAAGATTATATATTCCACACCCTGAAAGAAGTAAACAGACCATAGTTATTAACAATATCCTTCTCATTTACCTCCCTTTGGTATCTTTTTTATTATCTTTTCCACTTTTGTATTGTATTTATTAAAACTTTCATCTTCTAACCCTAAATAGTCAAGTATTTTTTTTAATGTTTTACGCATTATTTTATTTTCTGCTTGTAGATTATATTGTTTTCTAATTTTCCCTGACAATGCTTTTCTTCTGTCTATATCAGTAAAATAACCATACTGCTTATAATTAAATTCTATTATTTCATTATTCTTAAATTCATACATTGGGAAACCATCCCAAGTTGACTGTTCTCTAACTATATATTTATCATCTTTTTTTACAATCATGTCAGCATTTGCAGCATTTACTTCAATATCATATGCTAAAAAGATTTCATCAGAAGCGTTTAAAACCACTTCATGTTCGCCATCTTCAAGCGTTAATGTTTTTAATTGTATATACATATTTCTCCTTTACCAATTATCTACATCCATTAGAGTATCCCATGCACCATCTCCTGTATAAAAATGACATTTATTTGCCGAGTCACCGGAACCGGTTTCAATACAAAAATCAGCTTCGTGTGCTGTTGGTGCGGTTGCTCCTAAAGCAGGAAATTGTAATGTTCCTGTTCCATACATAACAAAACTATAATCTCCACCGTCAGGTTTTAATGTTAAACTTACTTGATGTGAACTATGCAAAGCACCAAAAGATGAAGAATGGAGTGCAGAAGAAGCAGACGTCATAAGATAATCTCCACTTCCACCAAATATTCTGGCTATTGTTTGAGTAGAACCATGAGAAATATCATAAAAATTTAATATGTTTCTTCCTGTAGTTTTAAATGTTAACCCATCATAATTTGATGAGTAACCATTTAAAAAATCATACATTCTAATTCCACTATCTTCAAATGTTATATCTTCATTACTTCCACCACCAACTTTTATTGAACCTCGAACCGTCAATCCTGAACCATCCCATAATAAACAATTTCCACTTTTAGCCGTTGCACTACCAGTTCCAATATTAAGTTTATATCCACTTGAATATCCCATCCAAATCCCTGCTGTTGAATCTGTATAACTTGTTTTACCTGCTGTGTAAAGATATCCTGAACTATCAAGCACAATCTTTCTTACTGTAACAGAATCTGTATATATATCTCCACCATCAATTTTTGTTACATCAGTAGCATGTTTCCAAGCTTCTATATTAGTTTTAGTTGTACCATCTGTAAACATTTTTGCAGTAACACCAGAGTCTAGTCCAGCTACTATAATTTTTCCTGCACTGATAGAGGTTAATGCTACTTTTGCATAACTTGTACCGTTGGCTATATCATCTAAATCTCCTACGCAAAAAGCAAGGTCAATATGTCCTGAACTTATATCTGTAATTGCTACTTTCCCATAAGTTGCTCCATCTGATATATTGTCAAGTCCACCTTCACATTCGCTTAATTTAATATGTCCTGAGCTTATATCTGTTACTGCTACTTTTCCGTAACTTGCTCCATCATCTATATTATCTAAATTTCCTAAAGCAGCGGAAAGCAGTATCGCACTTTCTGATAACGAAGTTCCTAACACCTTTCCATAAGTATCTCCATCGCTAATATCATCCATGCTTCCTGAACAAGTACTTAATAAAATATTACCAGCCGTTATAGCTGTAAGATTTACTTTTCCATAACCTTCTCCATTTGCAATGTTGTCAAGCGAACCATCACATTGTGCTAGTATAATCTTTCCGGCAGTAATACTAGTTAATAATACTTTTCCATAAACACCATCTTGTATATCATCTAAATCTCCTGCTGCTTCACTGAGCAAAGCAAGTCCCTCTTCAAGTGCACTAGCATATACCTTTCCATAAGTATCTCCATCGCTAATATCATCTAAGTCTATATCTAATTTACTTATATTTATTTCTGTGCTACCAATATGTCTACCTGCTATAGCACCATCTGAGATATTAATTGCAGATATATCATTAATAACAATATCTTCTAAATCTTGAATCCTTAATTTAAGAGCAAGAATATAGTCAGTTAATTCTTTATATTGTTCTTTTGTTATATTAAATTCTTCCAATTGATTACATCCCCCATTTTGGTGGTTCGAGCCTAAAGACAATTGCATAGCCTTGAATTTCTGCTGCGAACTTATCTGACATCCAAGGTTTAAAAGCTAACGAACGTGCTCTTAGTCCAGTAGCACCAAATCCTATATCATACCATGCTGTTGTGTTTGCTAATAATGTTTTACTTACATAATGTTCAGTATTCGCATCAAGTGTATAATACATTTTTAATGTTGATGTGGCTTCTGATGTAGTTTTTACTTTTATATATATATTATACCATGCTTTGTATCTGTCTGGCATACCTAAATCCACACCTTGCACATCATCATACCACGTTATATCGGCTCCATCGTCATTTAATCCATCAAAGACATGATAAACTCTACCTATTGTGTTAGACCCACCATATAAAGAATATTCATCTGTACCTTTATCCCATATTGAATAACACGAAAATCCTAAATTATATACTCCTGTAGTTTTAGTGTTAAAATCAAAATATACTGTTTCATTAGGGACTGTACTAGCTCCTTTTGGATATGTTAAAAAATACATATTGTCAAAGTAAACTCCAACTGATAGATGTTTGTACGTTCTATTGATATTGGTCATTACATATTTAGATAATTTAATATCTAATTCTTGTCCAGATTCTCCGTTGAAATAGTATATACCATTGTTCCCTAGATATACTAATATATTTCTACAGTTACATAATGAACGTTCAGCAGTACATCCTTCATTTGAATACGCATTTTTAAAATTATATGTACTAGAGTTATACCCGGTTAATCTTTCTAGCGAACTAGGAGTAAAGACAGGAAGTGTGGTTAATTGTTCTTTAAGTCCTGTTATCTTATGTTTATTCCCTGTTGGGAAAAAGGTCTCTGCTGAGAAATATTCATTTTCAATTTCTGAAATATAAAGGTTTTCATCATCTGCTATACATATCCTAGACCTACGTGGACATATAAGATGTGGTGTAGTAGGTGGTGCTGTATGGTTTACGTGCAATTCGGTACCTGCTATAAGCGTTGAATCTGCTTGTGTGGAATCATATGTTTCAGTTGTATTATTATCAACTGCTCCGTCATAATAGTATGTAGAGTAATCATCAACAACTGTTCTATATATATAACGTTTCGCAATCTTTGTATCTGCTGACACAGGAATATTAATTTTTAATCCATCATTTGGATTAGCCCCAGCAGCAATATTTGCACTAGCTGCTCCACCATTACTTTCAAATCCATCTGTATCTACATAAGTTACTTTAAATTTATAATTACCAGTTGATAACAAACCATTTATTTGTGAATTTGATGTAGGTGCAATTGGAACGGTTATACCTACTGTTTCCACATAAGTAGTATCATATTTCCACATACCTATTCCGTTCACAATATATGCTTTATTTTTAAAATTAATAAAATGTGTTTGTAAATCTGCTGTAGTAGTAAAATCTGTTGCTGCTTTTGATAAAAGTGCAGTTCCAGCCCAAGGAGTAGCGGATGCAAGTTTATACCATTTGGTATTCCATGCTACTAAAAACTCTTTAGTGAAATCCTGTTGATACATTCTGTGTATGCCAGTGATTCCATGTGCAGCACCTAAGCTATCGGTATTATATTTAGAGTGTCCCTTTCTTTTTACTATCCTTCCATATTCGTCAAATGAACAATTATGTAAGGATTCAGGTAATCTAGGAAGGTTTTTTAACTTTATATCACTAGGACTCGTATCATCTAATATTCTTAATATTTGTTTTTTAGCTATTGCCATATTGTCCTCTTTTCTTCTGAAAATGTATGCCCTTTGTGAATATATATCCCTTTTGGCATATTTTACATATTGAGGGCATTCACGACACGCCGAGAAGTCCTCGTCCTTGCTGGTATCATCCTATTTGGTTGATTACGGTGTCCATGCACAACTGAGTTAACAAGTCCAACACCTTTCCAAAATTCCCCCAACTGTTCTCTATATAAATCAAATTCTTTTTTCTTGTACCAACATCTTGCAAGAGCAAAACTAACAATATATGTTCTAAAAGCAACTAATCTATAATCACCTGATAAAGGAGCTACTCCATCCGCAGCTACCATTGTAGGTGCTCTTTCTATTCCGTAATATACTACTGTAGCTCCTACTGCTAATGAAGGAACAAATCCTATCATATCTCCTCTACGATAATATCCTATTGGTTGAGTTGCAGTTCTATTTCTCCATGCATTACCTTTCCATTCATCTGCTTCTATAAGTGAAACTTGTTCAATTTTTTTATCATTGTAAATAACTCCACCCGCATCAAATGTGATAAAGTCGGAGCTTAAACGTAACTCTCTATCATTTGTAACATCATCAGCTACAATAGTATATGAGTATTTTTTGCTTAATACTCTTGTATGTGATGTGAATTTTTCTGCACCAATATTAGCCCATCTTATTATTTGTGTATCAGACCAAAACTTGTTTTCTGCTGTTGCAGATTCGTCAAGCAAGTCTCTAACTTCTGTAACAATTTCATCTATATCAGCTAAGATAGCCATATTTAATCACCTTCTTTAATCTTTAACATTTCCTCTATTCTTAACAAACGTTTGTTTAACATCTTATAATTAGCAGTTTGTGTACTAATATTTTCCTTAATAGTCTTTATGTCCACAGATGCGTATTGCATAAATGTGTTTATTTTATCATATTGTGCTTGACATTTTGACCATACACTATCGTAATTCATTTTATCCCCCTATTTTTAAATCTGCATAATTGTCTGGTAGTTTCTTTTTCTCTACCTGATTATTAAAAGCTCTCTTCCTATCTTCCCTTGCGTTTAAACCGGGCTTATAAGGCACGTTCCACTTACATTGAATGTTTAAATTTGGTGAAAACTGTCTTACCATGTGTCCACCACAATCACATTCTATTCCTTTTTCTGATTTATCAAAGTGCATATTAGCTTCTTTTATTATTCCACATTCTTTGCATTTGAAATCATATAATGGCATTTCTTTCCCCCTTATTTTTTTCCTTTTTTTCTAGGAGTTTTACATTCACCTCTACCTTTATTAGCACGAGTTCCTTTTCCACTTCCATCTCTTTTTGGTGTTCCTTTAGCCATTATAGTGCGTACCAAACTACATAATCACCTTCGGCTGCATCCAATAGAACAGTTATTCCTTTTGAACACCATACTGGAAATTGCATTATATGACAAGGATTCAAGTTTTCATCGCATCCTTTTACATAATCAACTACCGTATCATCAGTTATAGTTATGTCTGGTGAATCCCATACTGTAGCCAAGCAATCATCACTATCATCTGTTACAAGTGATATACCTAGATACCAACATGGTGATGCACAAATTGCAGCACTAGCTGCCTTTAATCCACTTGATTTTGCTTTCATGTTTATCTCCTTTGAATCAGTGGTTTTTAATTGGGGAAACCACTAAACCCTTCGTAATTAATTTTAAGCTGTAAACTCGAACTTAGTGCTTACTACTTTTTTCCCATTAGGTAATATTAATACTAAGTAGAAATCATCTGCACCTGATGTATAGCCCAATGTGACATCTATGTCTCCATCTGTTTCACTATTTAACACATACAATACATCAGTTATTAATACTGTTAGTTCACCATCTGAACCAATAGCAAGTTCTGTAGTAGAAG